TACGCGGACTTACTGAAGAGACCGCTCCTGAATGGACACAGCCTGAAGTAAGCCCCATCTTCGTAGGGGCAGCAATTCCGCCCCTGGGCAACATCATTGTAGGGACTCCACAGGTTTACTATGATGGTGTATTGAAGACTGTAGGGGTGGACTACAGCATCACTCTTCCTACAGGCCAGATTACCTTACTCACTTTCCCTGCCATCAACACCCCCCTCAAGTGGTCAGGTGTGTGGACAGATAATGCAATGGTTACGGGAACAATTACCCTCTTTCAGTTCGCTACTTACCAGGGTCTGACTAATACCTATCAAATCTATGGGGCCTTCTAATGTCTAGCAGCTTTAGCGTCTCTCGTGACCAGTGCATCATTGAGGCTCTTGGACTCTGTGGTGCCTACGATATTACTAATCCTCCTACCCCTGCTGACTTCAATAGCGTGTCCTTCACCTTCAATTGCATGGTGAAGCAGTGGGTGATGAGTGGTATGCCTATCTGGCAGGTACAGACCATTCTATTGCCTATGGTGGTTGGACAGACAGTCTATCAGGTAGGGCCTTACGCCACAGGTACAGGGGCGCTAGTTACCCCTAACCGGATAGATAAGGTCATCTATGGCTTCATCAGGCAAGTGTCGGCGGGGCAGAACTTCGACACACCTATAGATCAGCTATCCTACCAGCAATACAACCAGTATGGGGTTAAGAGTAGCTTGGGAGTAGTGAACTCAATGCTGTATCAACCTAACACAGATACTGCTGATGGCCTCAACAACTCCACTGTGACTGTTTACCCTACAGCTTCCACCACCAACCAGACTGTGGGAATGGTTGCACAAGTACAATTGAACGACCTTAATGCAGGAACAGATGTACCCGACTTCCCGCAAGAGTGCTTCCTGGGACTATGCTGGTCTCTTGCTGATCTCATATCCATGAAGTATGCCACTGACATGCAAAGAGTTGCCTTCATAGCCAACAGGGCGAAGGTCATGTACGACCGTATGGTGGACTGGAGTCAAGAGAACACAGACTCTATTCGCTTTCTGTACGACAAGCGTGCGGGGCAATGATGGCTGCCACCCAACCTGTGAGGTTCCCTCTGGTAGAGCCTTTAGAGTCCAGGGATGCAACCACTAACTTCGATGCTAAGGTGGTCAACGGGATCATCGAGCAATCGACCCGTGGCACATTGCGTGTGGTTAAGAGGCCTGGGCAGCAGGTTGCCTTCATTGGTGTGGTAGGGAAGGGACAAGGTATAGATAACTACCTCAACCAGCTTTACTCCATCAGTGGGGACTTCCTGAATGTCTTTGGGGCATCCGCTACCTTTACAGCGTTTCAGTCTACCCCCTCAGCGGGCTTTTCTCCCCGCACAGGCCACTTTGTAGCAGGGTTCAATGGGGCACTGTGGGTGATGGGTGGGTTCAACTCTTCAGGTACTCCACTTAATGATGTGTGGAAGAGTGTGGATGGTGTCAACTGGATGCAGGTACTTGCTAATGCCCCCTGGGCAGCGCGAGGTGCAGGGAACGCCATAGTCTTCAATGGCAAGATGTTTATCATGGGAGGCTCTGCTTCCTCTGTCGGTCTAGGCGCTACCTATGGTGATGTGTGGTCTACTGTTGATGGCTTCACATGGATACAAACGAATGCTAGTGCCTTTCCTGGACGGAGAAGGTTCGGTCTTACCTCTAATGGGACTACCCTCTTCGTGGCAGGCGGTGCAGGCGCAGCAATAGGTAGTGCCCTTTTCCAGACTTACTATAGTGATGTTTATAGCAGCCTTGATGGCACTAACTGGACCAAGCTGGCTTCCACATCCCCTTGGGTGGCTAGGGCTAACTTCGGCTTCTTCTTCCTTGGAGGAAGGTTGAGGGTAGTAGGTGGTCTCCTTACCGATCCCTTCGTCAACGCCACCAGTGATCTATGGAGTAGCGCTGATGGAATAGTATGGACCAGGGATTCCACTAACCCGTTCAACGTTACAGCCTCCGGGGTATGGCCTATAGCTGCGTTCAATAGTTATGGTACAAGCTTCCCTTTACCTTCTGCTGTCACTGTCACGGGCGGGTCAGGAGGGGCCGCTGCGTGGGCCTTTACGGACTTCGATGACGACGAGGATGATGATTTCCAGAGTGGCAACTATGCATCGATATTCTTCAACAACGTAGGCAGTGGGATGACTTCTGCGCCTACACTAAGTTTCGGCACCAATGTGGGCTTCAATGCCCAAGCCTATGCCTTCCTTGATGGTACGTCCAATGCTGGTGCCAAGCAGTTTCGCACAGCAATGGTGGGAGGTACAGTTTACCTTCTGGAGTTTGCCGCAAGCGGGACGTTTGTTGAACGGATATGGAGTACTACAGATGGCACTACCTTCACCAATACGAACACCGCATTCCCTACGGGATGGTCAGTACGCAACATAGAGTTCTTTGCTCAGGGCAACCTATGGGCTATTGGTGGTGTAAATGGTACGCCCACCTTCTTCAATGATGTATGGTTCATTGCTATTCAGGGTGCAGGGACGCCATTGAATCCCAATGTTCCTTTAGGCTTCTACCACTTCAACCAGACAGCTACATCCATAGCTACCCCCCTCCTCGTATTCAAGAGTACGAAGGATCTATATTCCTATAACGCTTCCCTGGCTACCCTTACCAAGTTGAGTAATGTGGCTAACTACCCTGCCACTACGGTGCCTGGATTAGTATATCTCGATGGCGTCTTCTATGTGATGGACCCTCAAGGAAGGATTTGGGGTAGCGCACCTAATGACCCAGGAACCTGGACAGCCCTCAATGTTGTGGCTATGCAGAATGAACCTAATGGCGGGGTTGCTATAGCCAAGCTACAGAACTATGTAGTGGCATTTGGGGTATGGACTATTGAGTTCTTCTACGACAACGCTAACCCATCCCCTGCTTCTGCTCTCTCGCCCAATACTACCTTGCCTATCCAGATTGGTTGTGCCAATGGTGAGAGCGTAATAGAAATGCAGGCTACGGTGGTATGGATTGGGCAAACCCGGAGGGAAGGGCAAGGCGTCTACCTGTTCAATGGGTATGTGCCTCAACGTATCTCTACAGCCTTCGTTGACCGCATTCTACAAAATGACCCTTTAACCGATGTCAGCGCTGTTACTGTGGATAGCTTCGGTCATTCCCTTTACATCCTTACCTTACGTACCAGCAACATCACTTTGGTCTATAGCTTCGAATCCCAACTATGGACTATATGGAGCAGCTTGACCCCAAACGCAGGGTTGGTGGTGAATAGTTTAACAAGTGACGCCTATGGCACAGTGACAGCTAATGTCACGGCTCACAACTATGCTGAGGGTGATCCTGTTCTCATCCAGAATGCCTCAATAGTAGGCTATAACGGCACGTTCAACATTGCCGTGGTGGATGCCAACAATTTCACTTACATGGTTCCTGGTCCTTTGGCTTCTAACCCTGGTGTGGCACAATCATTTAACTACACAGCCAACGCCTTCCGGCCTGTAGCATCAGCCCAGGTGTTTGATGTTGACTACATGCAGGACTTGAATAACGGGATTATTTATTCCCAGGATATAGTTGACGTAACAGATGCCGGTCTACCTGTAGACCTCACCATCATCACTGACAGATATGACGGCGGGACTACAGTGTGGAAGGTATGTAGACGCATCACTCTAGCCTGTGATATTGAAGCTAGCAATGTAATCATCCAGTACACAGACAACGATTACCAGACCTACTCATCGGCCAGGTATATGAGTGTGTCTACAGGACAGCGTGCAACAGTTACACCGGCGGGACGGTTCCGCAGACGTGCCTTCAAGATCAGGCACACCCTTCCTACTACGTTCAGAGCGGAAGCCCTTGAACTTGATCTAATTCTTGGGAGCTTCTGATGGACACAGGTTCTCTGGCCTCACTACTCTCAGGCCTTATCGCAGGTGGTGCAGGTATTAGTCAACTGGTTGGCGGCAACGCTGCTCAGTCAGCGGCTATGGCTTCGCCCTT